GGAATGGTAACTCATTTAAAACTTATATATCCTGAGACATATTCAAGCAGAAAGCCAATTAAAACAGCAAACTCTGGCTTAAAAGAAGGACTATACTTTGATAAAGTAGAAGATGATATAGAAGCAAACTAAATAAGAAGATTAGATTGTCCTGCGTCATTTATCTGAACAGGATAGACTCCCGCACTACTTCCGTTGGCAATAGAAATTTGCATACTAGAATTTACACTGAGAGCAAAAGCAGCTCCTCCCCCAATTTTAATTTGCCCTCCTTTTATTTCTATATCTCCGTTCTTTTTTATAATTATTGAAGAATCATTATGTTTAATAGTTAAGTCCTCGCTAATTTTTATGAATGAGTTAAGTATTTTTATGATAACTTCGTTATTCTTGAGTTCATCTATACTTTGTTTGCTTCCAATTATACCAACAACATTATCTCTGCTTTCATTTACGGGGAATAACATAACTATATTATCCTCTAGTCTTTTACTAAATACTGATCCTATGTAGATCAAATTAACATCATGATAAATAACTCCTTCCGCTTGAACTATTGCGGTCTTATTATCTGAATTTATTTTTTGTATATACCCTACAATCATATTATTACTTGACTTGATTTTTTATATCAATCATATTATATATATTAAATATATTAAGCAACAGGTATGGACTTAAAATTCAATAAGGAAAAAGGATATTACGATATTGATGCAGAGAACGGAGATTTTGCTTTAACTTATGATATAGATACTTCTATATTGCTTAATGTTTTAGGAGAAAATAGAGCTGAAAACTCTTTAATATCTAACCCTCTTAATAGAAGAGGTCATTTTTTAAGTGAATTAAATGGAGAGGTTGTAGGAAGTGATGTGTGGATATATGCAAAACAAAGTTCTAATAATGAAGATGATTTAGGATTGTATCAAAGTTTGATCGCAGAATCATTAAATTGGTTATTGGAAAAAGGGATAGTAAAAAAAGTTGCAGTTGCAGTTACAATTTCAACTGGAAATAAATTATTAATTAATATTACTATCACAAGAAATAATGATAGTGAACAGTATTTTGATATATTAAAGTGAGAGAATCTTTATCTGAAAACATAAAAAGAGTAAAGAACAACATAAGCTCGCAATGGAATGCTAATCAGTCCAATTCAACAAAAAAGATAGATCCTAGTATAAAAGGAAATGCTTTTGATATATTAAGTTCCTCAGTAACACTAGGAGTAGAAGATAATAATAATTATATAGATTACGCAACAAAACAAGCATTCCTCTATTCTGCTGACGAAGACGGAGTTCCTATCCACAACAAGGAATTAAATATAAATAGGAAGATTGCCAAAAGGTCAAGCGGAGAGGTAATATTCACAGGCACTAACGGATCAGTTATTCCTGTGGGTACTAGTTTAACAGATGCGTCTGGAAATGAATATACGACTAAATCAGAAGCGACTATATCAGATCAATCCACGAGTTTATTAACACTAACTTATAGTGGAGTTGTCGCTTCTGCTAAGACTAATGGAGTTAATAAGTTCTATAATGGACAAACTATAACCATTTCTGGGTCTGATGATGTTTTATTTAATGGTAGCTTTGTTATTACCCTTGTTGATAACGAAAATTTCACTTATATATTGCCGTCTATCCCCTCAGCAAACCCGACTGGAACATTTATAGCTAGTGCCAGTACGGCTTTTACCAATGTTGATTCAGATGGATTTGGAGCTGATAAAAATAAAGGATCGGGAGTAGCTTTAGAGTTGGTAAATCCAATTATTAATGTCGATAATTCAGTTTATTGCGGAAGCGATGGACTTGCTGGGGCAATAGATTTGGAAGATTTAGAGGTTTGGAGAAAAAGGGGATTAGAAAAAAAAGCCTCTTATGGTGGAAACTTCTCCGTAGAAACTATAAAGATATTTATAAAAAATGAATTAAGCGGATTTACTCGTATTTGGGTAAAAGAAGCTACACCAGAAGTAGGTGATGTTGAAATTTATTTAATTAGAGATGGAGATATTAATATAATACCAAGTTATTTATATTTAGAGCAAGTAAAGGCAAAATTATGTGATGGGGCTGATGCTATTAAACCTGCTAATATAGATAGAAGTTTAGTTTATGTATTATCTCCAACAGCAGTAAGTACGGATTTTAATTTTGACTATATTTTGCCAAATAATAGTCTTTTAAAGGAGGCGGTAAAAACTAATCTTACTAATTTTTTTAAATCTGAGCAAGTTAACTTAGAAACTAATATATTAGAAAGTGAGTATAAATCCATTATAGATAACTCAATAGATTCTAATGGTAATAAAGTTGCTTCTTATTCGCTAACCTCTCCTTCTGGTGATATTGTTGTCGGAACTGGGAAATTAGGAACATTAGGGAGCGTAAATTATGTATAATATAACATTAGAAGAGCAAACTACTATATTATCTCAATATTTACCAAATAATGATTTGGTTGAGGCGGCGGCAATAGAAGGATCTAATCTTCGTGCGCTTTTAAAGGGAATTAGTGTAGAATTTCTCTTAATAAGAGCAAAAATAGAAGATTTAAGAAAGAATATGTTTCCATCTTTGTGCGATACTTTGATTAGTAATCATGAGAGGGACTATGGAATACCAGATGATATTTTTTCAGGAGAAGGCACTCTTGAAGAGCGAAGAGAGAATCTTCTTTTTAAAGTAGCCTCCACAGGAATATCAACTGAGGAGGATTTTGAGGCTTTAGCTTTAATGTTTGGAGTAGATGTTGAAATTACGAATGGTTGGGATAGAGGTTCATTTCCAATTAAGTTTCCATTGATTTTTGGAACACCAAAAGCTTTAAAACATACGATAATATTAGATTTTAAGGATCAAAAAATAGAAGGGTCATTTCCTTTGGCTTTTCCATTAGAATTTGGAACGAATAAAATTGGTATTTTGATAAAATTATTTAACAAAGTTAAACCTGCTAATTGCATAGTTTATGTAGTAAGTAACGTATAAAAATTTAAGAAATAAATAAAATGGGAAAATTTGATAATAACAAAGTAGATGGACTTAGCACACTTCCTGCTGCCGATTTTAACAAAAATAAAACGGAACTTAGAAATATCTTAGATAAAGCTAATATAATTTCTAGCGATACTAATCTTGGACAACTAGCCGAGTCTATTGCAATATTCGCTGCTAAAGGAGATTTTTACACAGCACAATTCCTTAATAATACATATACACTTACTTCATCTTTGTCGGTTTATCCACCTTCTTACATTGATGGTCAAAAAGTAAGATTTGTCATTCCTGCGAATAACACTGGGGCGGTATTGATTAAAATAGGAACTTTGGCAGATATTCCTGTGAAGACAAAAGAAGGTACTGATATGGCCTCTGGTGATTTTATTATAGGAAGCACTGCGGAGTTAGTTTATGAGTCAAGCACCCCTTCTTTTAGAGTTAATTTTATAAAAGGAGCAACTAAATCAATTAGTGGCACTTCTTTATTACCAGATCCAATTACTATAGCCAACAATGCAACAGACCCAGCTCGTGATATAGATTTTTCAGTAGGAAATTTTCAATTTGATGATGGGACAGGGCAAGCAATAGCAACAGCATTAACAAAACAACTTGATGCAACTTGGGTAGCTGGAACAAATCAAGGAGGATTAGATATTGGAACAGTCGCAACGGACACAACTTATCATTGTTTTACAATATGGAATCCAACAACCTTAACAGCAGATTTTTTATTTTCCACCTCCTCATCCTCTCCTACTTTGCCAAGTGGATATACTAAAAAGAGAAAAATAGCAGCTTTGCAAACAGATGGATCAGCTAATATACGACCTGGAAACTACACCTTTTTCCAAGAGGGTTACCGATTTATTTATAGCACATTGTTGACAACATTTGCAGCAGTATCACCCGCAGCAGGAACCGACTTATCACTAGATTGCCCACCTAATACCTTCGTACTATTATCTGGTGCTATGGGTCATAGTGGGGCTTATAGCTGGTATTCTGTAAACTCAAAATTAGAAGGTGGGCAAGTTATATGTGGAACTATCGGCAACATAGTTAGTGCCAGATCATCAATAAGCCCTTCTTTTCCTATATTATGTGGCTCAAGTTCCGATATACAGCATGGTTATGTTTCGGGCAGCGGCTCATCAACAGTTGATTTAGATTTAGACGGTTGGATTGAATATTTATAAATAAAATTATGGCATATATAAAAAACAAAATAACATCTGAAATAACAGAGCAAGCAGGAGAGTATTTACAACTTAGTAAAAATATCAGAGATCAATTTATTGAAGCTACATCAGAAGAAATAAAGTCTTTTGAATTTACTAAAATAAAGATAGCTAAAATTAATGAAGCTAAACAAAAAAGAAATAATAATTTAGCTAATTATGTTTTAACAGAAGGAATCCTTAAAACTAACAACATTGCAGAAACTTTTATGGTTCTAGAGAGATATGCAAAAAACCTTGAACAAGGTAATATATTGGCGGAATTTGGATTAGAAGATGATATATTAGTTAAGCTAACAAAAAATATTATTGGTAGATGGATTGCGGCGATTGAGACTCAATTTAATGAAGCTTGGATTGATTACAGGTTGCTAGTTAAAAAAATTAATGCGACAAAAACAATAACAACCTTAAATAAAATTGAAATTAAATAACAATGGCAGTTAGTAATTTAAATGAATTTACATTAGTTAAAAATCAGATCATTAAGGAAGCATTAA